TGTTTAACTCTAGCTAAATTAATAATGCTTAGGTATTCACTATCTGATGAGAAGATTCCATTAAAGTTATTTGTTTCATAGGCTGCATATTTAATTTGTATACCAGCGCTTTCACCAATTGCTTTGTAATTACCCTCCTGCATTACGTTTTCTTCTTTAAGTCCTAGGTTATTAAATGCAAGTGAGTGTAATGTTTGAAAATATTTTATATCTTTTTTTTCAAGATGTTCATTTCGGGCCAGGAATCTATCTCGTGCTTCACCTGCTGCTTTACGTGTAAATGCAAAGTATCCTATCTCTTCAAGTCGTGTTCCTTCTTTGACATACTTATGCACGGTGTTTAATAATCTTCTAGTCTTACCTGTACCTGGTGGACCTACTACTTTATATCTAGCCATTAGTAGTTGTTTTCCTTTCTTGGTACTGGTTTGTATTCTATTTTATCTACATGTAATTGCACTACTTTACATACTTTGAGAGTTTTGCCATCTACATTTAGAGAATGATCAAACTCTACATTACATTTGTCTTTTAATTTTTGTGCAATCTTTTCTTCTGGTATTTTCCAACCATTACCTAAGTGTTCAATAAAAGAATTAAATCTAAAGTAATGATAACCATCTTCTGTATAGCATGAGCCATTGTGTATTTGATTTCTTTGGTGTGCTTGTGGTCCATTGATACAGTATTGGAACAGCTCTTCTTCTAATCTGTCTTCTACCTGAGTTCCTTTTGGTGGTGTAATCTTTTGTCCATTCCTACGCCACTCATTTAATTTTGCTCTAAAGTCTTTTGGTTTAAGTGGTTCAAAGTATACTCCTGTTTGTTGCCACACTAAATTCAAAACTTCTTTTTGTGTTGTCATTAATTTTGTATTACTAATAATGACCTGTATCTTGTCATCGTTTGGCATAATGACATTGAATCTATATTCTGGTTCTGCATAGGTAATCATTTCAAAATCTTGTATCTCTGGAAACACAGAGATGCTGTCTGATTTAACACCAAAAGCTCTTTTGTAACAAAGACTACGCATACATTTATCTTTGATAGGATCTTCATAACAAGTATGCCCTGCTGTTTCTCCCTTCCATGCTTTTATTTTAAGATCTAGTTTTGCTTTGTCCCATGGTGTTTCAAGATAACTATAGTTTGCTGCGGATACTTGGTCAGGCCATTTGTCTTTGTATTTCTTTTTAGCAAAGACCATGTAGTTATACATAAATCTATCTCGGCCATCATCTAGTTTTGTTTTAGAACATAGAGCTAGACATGGTGGACCATCGTCAAACTCTGGGTTGGTGCCTACTAAAATATTTCTGTGTGTATCTTCTACTAATTTATCTAATGTTTCTTTATCTATCTTAGATTCATTGGCAAACTTTATAAATTCTTCTACAGATAGTTTAGAATTATTCTTATCTATAGCATATCGATTTGAGCTACCATTGTTGTAGTATGGTAGGTTAATAAAGTTTCCTGGTTTTATGTCGCCTTTGTCATCCTTCTGTAATTCTTTCTGTTTAGGAAAAACCTCTGTTGTAGGTTTTAAACCTAATGGTAATAGAAAAGCTTTCAATGCTTCTATCAAATCTACCGTAGGTATTGCCTCCTTTAAAAATATATAACAATGCAATCCACCACTCTTAGAAAGTATTGGAACCAATGGTAGTTTATATTGTTGAAATAATGCTAAATAATTTTCTACTTTAAATGTGCCGTAGTCTGGTGGGTCAATGTCTATGCATCCAAACTGTGCAGTCTTGTCTATTCTACATGGTTGTATACCAATAGATTTTTTACCTTGTAAATGATTTGAGTAATCTTCATCAGTGACAGGTCTACCTGCCCACTCGTAGTTAGGTTTTATTTTATTTTTATCTGTATCAACAGATGTATTAGACATGTCAGCCATGCCAAAGTCACCTTCATACCCTTTAAATAATTCTATAAATTCTTTATCCATAATGATCCCGGGTCGGGGTAGTTCCACTCTCGCTTCCCTACCCCTATCCTCATGTAGAGGAATCTAGTAATTAGATTCTTCCGTTGTAGCCGTAGCGTTACTCTGTTTCAAAGAGTTATGGAATTCTTTCGCCATTTGATATAGCGATGCATTATCCACTTTCTTAGCTAACGATACTTTGTATCCGTGCCAAGTGAAACTTCCGCTGTTTTCTACAGATTGTAATTTGTACACTCGTGAAAACATTGGTGCTGGTAAAGCTTTGCTAGTTTTAGGATCAGTTTCAAATTGATCTTGCATCAATGAGTTCCAACCTCTACTCACTTTAAGTTGAGTAGACTTCATAGCCATCAAAGCCTTCTCTGGTTTGTCACCATTGATAATCACAAAATGATTTGCTGTTTTGATAATTTCATTTCCATTATCTAAAACATCTTTTCCTTGAGCGTTCTTCTTAGTTTTAGCTAAGATTTCTGGGCCTCTGTCCGGACTGATAGGTCTACCCTCTCGTCTTTCAAAAGGTGCCCACTCTGGGAATGTCAATTTGTAAAAGCAAGGTATAACTTCTATACCCTTCTCTCCATCATACAGTCTTTTTGTAACTGTATTGTAAAACATTCCTGCTTCTGCTCCTTCTACATAGCTCGCATGTTTCTTTTTAGTTTCATCCGAACCACTTTGTAATAGCTTGAGAAATGGTAAAGCCAAATCGTCTTTATCTATGTTCTCAAGTCCAGCACCAGCATCCTGAATAAAATTCATCTCTGCTGGTAAGTTACCTTCTTTTTTTATAGTAACGTCACTTGTTTCTTGTGTCATGTTATTTGTTCCTTGTTATTTTTGTTTTGTTTCCCTTAAACAGATTAAAATGTTCAGAAGGCAAATCTTCACCACTTTCAACTCGCTCTCTGTACAGTGCTTTTAATGTCATAGGTTCTACCTTTAATTTTTGTTGTGGTTGGTAGCCTTGACTTTCTGCAAGGTTAGCATAAGTGCTAGCCTTATCATCTTCGCCACGACCAAAGGAAACAGTAATCTCATTCTTAATAAGATCACCCAGGTCATTGTCTCGAAGCCATCTAAACGCATTCTCCTTTTGTGCTACAGGAATTGTTGCGCTATAAACTTCTTTAACTTCTATGGCAGAACCATCTTGAAGTTTAAGAGTTTTTAATTTCATCTGATCCATAATTTCAGGGATCACTTCTGCTGATATTTTATCTGCTTGTGCTTTCTTTTGTTTTAGAAGCTGTTCTTCTCTTTCAATTTCAGTTTCTAATCTTTGTAAGTCTAGCACATGCTTTGACAAACTATCGACGTTTGCTAATTCATTCACTTGTTCTGGTGAATCTTCTACAAACATTTGTTGTAGGTCCTCGTTTGGATTAAAAGATCCACTACCTGTGAATACTTTTATTTTTTCATTACTCATCTATTTCTCCTTTCTCGTATAGACTGACTCTGATCGGATAATATGTGCTTTCTTGTCGATCCCATTTTAACAAATTGTAAATTCCATTTGTTATATCGGATACTATAGAACATGCAATACCAATTATAGCTGGATCACCTGTTAATAATAAATAATCTTCTTGTGTAAAGTCTTTTAACTTTTGTCTAAGATTATATACGATTGGTCCAGGACTAAAAATTATTTGAGAGTCTTCCCTTAATAAAACTTTTATGTCGCCATATTTTTGTGCGCCCATAATATTTATTTTAGGTCTCCCTATTCGAGTGCCTGGAATTTCTTGGATTACATATACTTCTGATCTGTCTTTCATGCTTGACAATATAGGTGCTTATGATTATATTGTCAACTAGAAAGAAGAACTATGGATTATAAATTTAAAACAAAACCTTACGCGCATCAAATGACTGCGTTGGAAAAGTCATGGAAGAAAAAAGTATTTGCATACTTTATGGAAATGGGAACAGGTAAAACTAAAGTTGCTATAGATAATATAGCTATGCTGTATGATCATGGTAAAATTAATGGGGCTCTTATTATTGCACCCAAAGGTGTATACAAAAACTGGTACTCACAAGAAATACCCACACATTTACCGGACCATATTGAACCTACTACTGTGTTATGGCAATCACTAATTAACAAAACACAGCAACAAAAATTAGACACACTGTTTAAAACAGGTCATGACTTACACATATTAGTTATGAATGTAGAAGCATTCTCTACCAAAAAAGGTGTAGACTTTGCGGCTCGTTTTTTAAACTCTCACAATACATATATGGCTATTGATGAGTCAACAACTATTAAAAACCCTGGAGCTAAACGTACAAAAAATATTGTAGCATTAGGTAAGGCTGCAAAATATAGACGTATACTTACCGGCTCACCTGTAACTAAGTCACCACTAGATTTATATAAACAATGTGAATTTTTAGATGAGTATTTACTGGACCATTCTTCTTACTATACATTTAGAACTAGATACGCAATTATGCGTAAAGCTATGTTCAATGGTAGATCGGTTGAAATAGTAGTTGGCTATAAAAATTTAGGTGAGTTATCTGATAAACTAAAACCTTTTTCTTATCGTGTTCTAAAAGATGATTGTTTAGATCTACCTAAAAAAACATTTATGAAACGTGTAATTACTTTGTCTGCAGAACAAGACAAACTATATAAACAAATGAAACAAATGGCTCTTGCACAATTAAATGGTAAGATGGTCACCAGTGCTAGCGCTCTAACACAACTAATGCGATTACACCAAATAACTTGTGGTCATTTCAAAGCTGATGATGGTTCAATACAAACTATCAAAAACAATAGGCTTAGTGAGATTATGGAATTACTAGAAGAGGTAGAGGGCAAAGCTGTGATATGGGCCCACTATCAATACGATGTGCATGAGCTAGTAAAACATATTAGTAAAGAATATGGAGAAGATAGTGTTGTCACCTATTATGGATTGACACCACAAGAAGAAAGACAAGATAATATCAAGCGATTTCAGGATGACCCTAAGTGCCGGTTTCTTGTTGGAACGCCTTCTACGGGCGGCTATGGGATAACTTTGACGGCTGCAAGTACCATGATTTACTATTCTAACGGATATGACCTAGAAAAACGTCAACAGTCAGAAGCTAGGATAGACAGGATAGGACAAGAAAAACCTATGACTTACATTGATATTATATGTGAAGATACGGTTGATGAAAGAATTGTAAAAGCTCTTCGTAAAAAAATAAATATAGCTACAGAAATAATGGGTGAACAATTAAAAGAGTGGATCTAAACTATCTCTTTAGCACTTCCTAATATTGGTCGGTATTTAGTTTTACCTTCTGATCTATACGCATGTAAGAACGATGCTCTTGGTTGATCAGCAACCCAGCTACAGTGGATCCATCCGCTGTTTGGTTCACCAGGAGTGTAGAACTCAAGAATCAATTGATCTGGCTGAAGGTTATTTTTTATCCAATCAAATAACTCAGCATTATCTGTGCCAATACATTCGAAGTCTGCGGCCTCAGCTTTGGCATGCTGTGAATTTACAGAGCTACCAATAGCAGTGCATAACTCTGGGCTACGGAATCCGCTAGTCACCTTAACTCTGCCAAAGTGGTCACGTACGGGTTGCAAAATATTTTCGCATAATGCTTTTAATTTTTCTATTTGTTCTGCATTAGGATTGTTGTTAATGCCTTTCCTGATGGCAGTGTCTGATTTAGTTAATTCTGAAAGAGTAAAATTACGTGAAAGATTCATAGTTTATTGTTGAGTTAGTAACATG